CCACGGTAGCCTGGTCGCCGTTCCCCTGTGTCATACTGACGTTGCTCTAGTGCAGACATAACCGGATCAAAGTCAACCTTGCGCTGCTCAAACAGCATCTGCTGTAGCAAGCCGCCAAGGACCGGATCTGTCCGACCTTGCGCGTCTTCTACCCCTGCCGCCTGCAGAATCCCGCGGATCGCTCCGGTTGGGCCACCTTGGAAACCACCAAGCATAGCTTGTTTGGCTGCGATCTGTTGTCCTTGCTCGCCCGACAGCAGGCTCATGACGTTCTGACCTTGGTTCTGGAAACCACCAGCACCGCCGCCGCCGCCGCCCATAACGCCAAGAGCGTTCATAGCGAGACCTGCTTTGCCACCAAGACCTGCGCTTAACAAGCTGCCGATTCCAGTCTCAAACGCCTGTCTCGGATCGCTTCCGCTTGCCAAAGCTCCTAGTCCGCCACCAATCGCCGCGCCAACAGGCCCTCCTGCAACCATGCCAACGAGTGCGCCGATGGAGGAAAAGATATCACTCTTGTTTTTGTCTGCTTCAGATTCTGCCATTACGCTTCTCCTAAAAGGGCTTCCGGCGCGGTTACCAATATACTAACCCCAGTAGCTTCTGACCCGGTCCATGAATCACCGCAATCAGGGCAGTTACCATCTGGGTAGGACGCAACCTCTTCAGGCGTATCGACCGCATTATCACAAGATGCGCAGTGAATTAAGTCCTTGCTTGTAGAAGGTTTCCACCGTGTCCCGTTACCCAGTGTAATAATATGTTCATCGCTCATGTTGTAACCACCGTAACTGTGCCCACTGCGCTTGTTCCTGTAGAACCACGAGCATGAGGCGTGTTGATTAATGTTATCTTAACAAACCCTGCCTGCTGAAACAATGCCCCTGTTTCAAGACCGCTGTCGTCAGTCTGTAAATTGGTTAATGTTAACTCTGTAGCCCGGACATCTCCGGGGTTTTGCACTTGTTCTAAGAAAACAGAGAAAGCACGAATAACCTCCGTAAAGTATGTCTGCTGATACTGCGACGGAGGGATTGGAAAATATGGACGGGAAAGACGACGAGACATTACCGCCTCCCGTCTGATCTAATGTCGATGCGAGGCGAACCTAGTCTCCAATCTACACCTAATTCATCCGACGAAATTTTAAACCTCATTTGCCTGCCACGAAGCCGGAAGTATAATTGTTCAGTTCGATTATCTACAGATGCCGCCTGCGTTTTTACAAACGCATCTGTTTGAGAACGATTATATGTACCGTCTGGAGCATTCTTTACATCAAGTGTGATGTTTACATCAGGCAAAGTAGCCGTTGATGCTTTGAAATCTACATCAGGGATCATTCTTCGAAGAAGCATGAACTGTTCTCCGTCTCCAATGTCTATTGGACTTGATTGTATATACGCAGGAATAGCCGAAACTGGATCCGTTGTTCCGTCGTCAAACCCAATCTCGTGTTCATACAAGTAACCGTCGGTGTTTGCAGCAAACGGGAAGTCAAAAATACCACGGTCAATCCAAGCAGTGCGGCCCATGCTGCCGTAGTACCAAACTTTTTCTGAGTAATTATAGACAACGTATCGGTCTACTTCATTGCTATTTGCAGAAGGGTAGAACCACCATATCTCCGAATGCTGTGTGTTAAGAGCCGCATTAACTTTTTCTATTTGGCCGTCATTCAAATCAGAAAATACAAAGTCTCGTACCATGCAAGGCATTCTTTGGACAGCACCGCTGTAGACGTAGAACTCAGATTGCCCCATCCAAAACACGTTGTCGTCAACTGCAACCGCCGCATTCGGCCCCGCAATAGTTATATTCTCTGACAAAGAGTTTACACCAAATGTAAACGGTGGTCCTAAAAACTGCATAGAATACAGAGTTGTGTCTGTAAAAACAAGAATTTGTTGGCGAGTTTCAACGGCGGTTACAATCTCAGAACCCGAGCCAAGCCTTAGTTCGCCAGCAGTATTTGTTGCGGTTGTTTGCCAATCTGTCAAGGATTCTTGAGATGAAAACCTAATGGCAAGCGGGTCTTGTACGCCGGGGTTGGATTCCGTATCACAACCAAAAGCCAAAACGTGCCTGTCGCGATCTGAAACAAGAATTTGCTTTGCTACTGTGGGAACGGATGTACCACCAGCCAACGAGGTTATATCTACGGCGCGAGAAGAAAGCGTTCCGGTCTGGTCCCAGTAATAAATGCCGCCATCTCGCACGTTCATAATCAGGTCTTCGCCAAAGTTGTCGTGTGTCCAAAGTCTTAAAGTGTTCGTAACAACGCTGTCTGTGGAACTAGATCCCCAACCACCACGACTCCACGTTCCGGCACCCCAACCTGAACCGGAAATCTCAAGGTTTAAACCCGTGTTAATTTGATAAGCTCCAACAGCACTAGAGCCGCCATTTCCAGAATCTGAACCGGAAGCCACTACCAAAGTCGGAGTTAACTGACCGTTTACAGTTATATCAGATATAGGCGTGTTTTCTTCTCGGACTACAATCTTATAACTACTGGTGTTTACAACTTCTGTAACGTAATATTCTTGGTTTAATACGTTTGCAGTTACATTTCCACCTAAACTAACCGCATCTGTAAATGTTACAAAGTCGTTTACTACTGCACCGTGATTTGCGTCTGTAACCGTTACCTCAGAAGACCCGCCAGTCGCTGCAAAAGTAACGGCCCCAGCACTTGTAGTGGCACGAACGGGAGTAATATCGTTGTAAAAACCACCTTCGTCTATGTAGTATTTTAAATTTGTACCAAGCCCTAAGTACTGGTCTCGACTTAAAGAAACCCACGGGTGCAAAGCGCGACATGACCCTAAAAAAGAATTTGAAGAACTTTTTTGCCAGCCGCCAATCTTTTCAGGGAAACCTTTTTGGAACCGGACATAGTCAACATCAAACCAACCGCCTTCATTGGTGTAGGCGGTTACTTCGCGGTTTACCCCCGGTTTGAATTGTAGCTTTGACAGCGGCATTTATCACGAAATCTCTTCATAAGTTACGATCATTTTGATGTCGTCAGCTGCGCTAGCAGTTGCACCAAGCGAAGTATCTTCCTCCAAGTAAAGTGGGGTATCTTTTGTAATTACGTCTAAGTTAGTGTTGATCGCCACTTCTTTGGCTTGAATCAACTCGGTCTGAGTGCCACCCAAAGAGGCTTCACTATACAGACTAACCGTAATGTCCGCGGCGTTGGACCCGTCTACGTTAACTGCGCGAACCAGTGTCACTCGCAGCACTTTGCTAGAAGATGCCGCGTTGTTAAGGATATTTGTTGCACTTGTGGTGGTAAGACTGGTTGTACCAGTCCTACCAATCATGCTTGTTATGTTAACTATGTTGGGCGCAGCCATGTCGCTCTCCTATCCGAATATCATGCTGAAGGCGAGTGCCTTACCTGTTGACGAGAAGTCTGAAAACTCAAGAGTTCCTGACCCGTTGGTTGTTACTGCTTGTCCTGAACTGCCATCCGATGTCGGTAGAGTGAACGCTGTGACAAACGCCTGTAAGTTGGTGTCAAAAGCTAACACATCTGTGCCAATCGCAACACCAAGATTCGTCCTAGCATCCGAGGCCGTGCCACCACCCGTGCCACCATCTGCAACCGCCAAGTCTGTAATACCTGTGACGGAGCCGCCAGTAATCGTGACATTGCTCATCGCTAGAGCATCCGTAAGGTTTATTACCGCCGCACCCGCACCCGCACCGTCAGAGTAGATAAAGGCATTGGTGCCGTCAGCAATTGTTACGTTCGCGCCAGCCCCCTGCGTAAAGGTACAGCTTTGACCCGAGCCGTTTACCACAAAGTAGATGTGCTGACCGTCGCTTGGCGAGATTGTAATTGTGCAAGCCTCGGTGGCTCCACTTAATACTAGCGTCTTGTACTGTCCGTCAGATAACGACCCATCTGATGTCAAAAGAGTGTGAGCCGCGCCAGAAGCAGACAGATCAATCGTCCCAACGCCGTTGGTTAGACGGTCCACAATATTTAAGTTGTTGTTGGTGGTCGTACCCCAAGTGCCCGATTGCTCACCGTTGCGAATAAGCTCTATACCACTGTTATTTGCATATGTACTCGGCATGGTTTTTCCTACGCAGCTATGATTTCTGTCCAGAGTGTGTCTTCATCTGGAATAATTCTACCCCAAACTACCACACTTCCTACTTGTCCGCTAGCTGCAACACCCGTTAAGTTTACAACCGCTGTACCTGTGACTAAAACGGAGCCAACTGCCGCAACTGCTTCAGGAGTAAATGTTATGGGTATAACTGCGGTGGTTCTCTGAGTGACCTCACCAACAGAAGCCGTGGCTCCCAAACCTGTAACCGATACATTTGCATCGCCTGAAACAAGAGGGGTTCCAACAGCGCCTGTCGCTTCGATACCAGTCACAGGAACAACGGGACCAAAACCAGGGATAACTGTTACGCTATCGACCTCACCCGCCGCTTCAACGCCCGTCACAGGAACAGCGACTCCGGAACCAAGGACGACTGTCACCCCGGCAACAGCGCCTGTTGCTTCAAGCCCCGAAACCGCGATGACCTGATCCGTAAAGACCAGTACAGAACCGCTGGATGCAGTGCCTTGAACCCCCGAAACACCTACCGCGGTAACGGGGCCATCATCAGCTATGGCGGTAGATGTTAAAGGAAAAAAGCCGAGCATCTATCTATACCTTGTCGTTAAGGGGTGTCCCCTTCGGCCTCAAAAGGCGGAGGAGCAGACCATGTGTCCGCATCAGCGTCATACACCCAACCTGCTTTTACATCCGCAGGGCACGACACAAAGTCTTTGTGAAGGCTTGGATGAAACCTATCCTTGTAAGAAGAAACCACATCAACCGCAGCGTTGTTTACAAGTCTACAATACATATCAATACTCCACTATTACGCAGCCGTCAGCGCCAGAACCCCAAGAATTATTTGCTCCTGTACCGCCGCCGCCACCGGGCCAACCGCCACTTCCGGCATCTCTACCGCCTCCGCCGCCATTTACTCCAAACGCAGCAGTACCGCCCGCACCGCCCGATCCAGTGCCTAGAGTGTCTATAGATTGAAAAGAACTGTTAACGGATATAAGTGCGTTGGTTGTTGTGCCATCATAGTCCCCGACTTTGTAAAAAGATCCTGTAAAACCCGCGATTGGTCCACCAATAAGTGAAGTTCCTGGGGTGGATGAATACCCAAATCCCCCGCCTGCGCCTCCACCGGGAGGGCCATAAGCCCCTGTGTTGCCTGACCCGCTGTTTGCGATTCCAGGGGTGCCATGTCCAAATAAGCTCGCGGAACCTCCGCCACCGCAATAACTACCCCCGGCTCCACCTCCGTAATAATTGGCATAACCCCCTTGGCCTACACCGCCCTCATGATAACTTACGTCATTTTGGCCCACGCCCCCAGTGGCGCTAATCAAAGAGCCGAAAGAAGATGTCCCGCCAGAAGTGCTAGGAGCGCCGCCTTGGCCTACCGTAATAGCGTAACTTGTTCCAGCCTCTACATCAAACTCTCCAATAGCAAACCCGCCGCCGCCGCCGCCGGCATTCGCAGAGCTGCCGCACCCGCCGCCGCCTGCACCCCAAACTCGAACTCGAACAGAAGTAATTCCCGTAGGAACCGTGAACGTGTAAGAGGCTCTAGAGGATCCATGAATGCGAATTAAACCTGTCCCAAATGTTCCAGACGCCCAGTTTCCTGTTGAAGGGCTGGAAACGCCGCCTCCACCGCCGCCGCCGCCGCCACCAGCTGTTACAACTGTTCTAGTCATTTTTATTCTCCCTCATAACCCATTACCTGAACAACGCAATCGTTGTTGCCAGAGTTGTAAACAACTACACGGTCATTGTTACTCAAAACCAAACCTGTTCTTTCGTATTGAGAGAAGCCAGTTTTCTGCTCGAGAACACCGTCAGCACCCACGTTCAATATGTTTGATTTAACGCCACTAACAACGCCGCCATTGCTTGTAATTGTGGTGTCGTCAGTGATTTTTTTGTAATCATCCGAGCCAAAGTAATCCGTGGACCTCTGCCATGTCTTCAAGTCCGTAGAATAATATGTGTGCGAAGCCGTGTTGTCGTTATAGCGCATAAACACAAGCGCCCAAAGAGGCGAAGCCTTTGTTCCAATGAACGTACAACGAGCCGTGTTGTCTTGGTTTAGTGAGAACTCAAACGGAGAAGCAACCGTCAAAGACAAGTCAGTATGAACAAGCCCGTAAGCGTCCCCTTGGGCACCACCAGCAGCCACACTAACCGTTGTGTTATCAGTCATAGCATCAACAGCCGTAGGGGCGTTCAACGTAGCCAAGTACATCTGGCTAGTGTTTATATCGTAATAACATAAGTAGTGAAGCGAGTCTGAGGGGTTGTACTGAAAGTACACCACTTGGCCTCCCCTTCGGGTGCCGCCACCGAGATTCCACCAAAACAGTTTTCTATAACTTTCATGAATCATATCACGCGCCATGAGGCTTGGACCTGCGTCGGGGTTGTGAAATGTGTCCCCAAAGAGATTGATCGCAAATCTGTTTTCACTACCACAACCCTCTCCAACGGCCACTTCATTTTGTAGGTGGAGATAACGATAGTTGTAGGTGCCGGTTGGATCTGCGGGGTTGTTGGTAATAAACTGATAAAACCAACTGTTGCCTGTTTGGCTGTTAGTGCCATAACTTGTATCTTCTGGGCGACACATCGCAGCATACAAATAACCGCCATTTCCAACACCGAGGACGTACATACGTTCGGTTGCCCACGGGTCTACTGCGGCTCCGCGGTCATAGTGACCTAGACCCGAGCTGTTGCTGTTTCCTGTATTGGCTCCGTTAATTACACGGTTATAGTAATCTTGTTCTGACACTTCATCAACGGTTTCATCCCAGAAATAGGTGCGGTTATTGGGTGAGGCAAGAGTTTGCACGCGCTCTGCGCCAGCACAAACATTTTTCCACGTCTCATAAGGCATAAACGTATTAGAAGTCATATAGTACTTAGTCTGACTCGCAAATGAGTAAGTCGTAGTGTTGCTGTTAACATACGCCTCGAACTGAGAGTCAAAATTTGTAGTCGTGTTGTTGGTAGTGTCAAAGAAACTAAACCGACCAACATACGTTGCAGCGGGGTCCGACAAAGTCGTGTTTCCTGCAATGTAATCCACATACCGCGAGTTGTACGCCTCTGTTGCAAGGGTAGTGGACAACGTAAGCGGGTTGGACCCATCATCAATGTGAAGATAAAAGTCTGTCCCTAACGTAGACTGACCAACCACCGAAACAGAGGCCTCGGCCCCGCTGGTGTTTTTGTAGATTTCCGCGGTGGATTTTGAAGCAACCTTTTGTTTACCTAAACGACCATTTGCCATCGGTTCAACCTTTCATAAAGTATACAAGGCCTTGGCTCACACCGCCGCCGCTGGCGTTAGCCCATTCAGCCTCTGTCGCGCCTGCGGCAACAGTTAAAACTTGACCCTCAGTCCCTAGAGAAACAGGGATGTTAGCCGCGATATCGCGCCCGTCCACAGTACCGCCAACAGTGATGTTACCTGTAGCCGTGACATTTGTAAACGAAGGAGACGCGACCGTCGAAAACACAACACCAGTCAGGTCCATGTTAGTGCCCGCGCTGTAAATCTGCGCGGAAGAAAACTGCACAAACGTAATGTTAGTCGTACCAAAGATAATCGTACCCTCGGTGTTCATGACATACGTCTCACCCGCACCAGAAGCACCTTCTTGAACGAAGAACGCATCACCTTGGCCTAAAGAATCAGGGTCAGACGGGCTGTATGTGTCCGTATCTGTGGAGCGCGTCATAACCCAATTCGTAGAGACAGAGCCCACGTTGGTAACAGTGTAGACGCCGTTCTGAGTCGCATCGGTCTGTTCGTACACAAGAACGCGGTCATTAACCAGCATCGTAACGCCGTCAATAACCAGAGCCTCTTGAGTACCCGCGTTCGTAAGAGTAGCGCCGACACCACTAGACCCGTTGTCATATGTGACCGTGAGGTTGCCCTCTTTCTCAACACGAACAGGATCATGGTAGTGAATACCCGCCGCAGCGATAGAATCAACGTAGCCTTTCGTTGCAGCTTGGAGTGTGGTCGTCGGATTGGCCGGGAGCACCAGCGCCCCCGTCATCGTATCACCGCTCTTGTTCAAGACATCCGCTGCGGCGACGGTGATAAACACCGTCGCAGAGCCGCTCAAGTTAATCGCAGAGCCGCCGCTTGAGCTTTCTTCTACAGAGCGACTAAGAGTGGTTCCGGTCGCGGTGTACGTCCCTGTCCCAATCTCCCAGTTATTGCCGTCCTCAATAACATACCGCACCGTCTCAGAGTCAGAAACTCCCGCAGCCGAAAAACCCTGATAGCCTGTAACGGCTGTTCCAAGTGTGACGACCCCCGTACCAGTGGTCGAGGTCGTCATACGAGCGCGGTTTACAAAGGTGACCATTAATAACCTCGTTTAGGCAATACGAATGATAGCGTTGCTAGCGTCCGCCGCTGGAAAGACAATCTGGAAGTCACCTGAAGTAGATGATTTATCCGAACCAAAGTCCAAGACAATTACAGACGGGTCACCCGCGGCTGTGTCGTTATAAATCAAAGCACCACGCGCTGTGATTGTCGCCGACGTAAACGTAATATCCGCAAAGTCTGTCAACGCTGTTGTACCAGATGTTGTCGGAGTTACGTTCGTCAGAGCACCACCACCCGCGGTATATGTACCCGAGTTTGCTACTTCGTTTGAGGCGGTGTACGCAGTTGTAGACGCATCAAACGAAGCGTTGTTGTCATACAATGCCAACTTGAACGAATCACCTGTCGAAGTAGTGAAGTTGTGTGTGCCCACCATCAATTCTTGCTTGAATGATGTACACATAAAGTTGCCGCTAAATGCCATGTTAGAGTCTCCTTATAAGCTCGGCCATATCAGGATGACCCGCGTCTTTGAGAGCATTATACACAGAAGTACGGTCGCTGTGAATAGCTTGCCTCATATAATAGGCCACCAGTTTTTCCAGATGCTTCGAGTAGGCACGAGCCTGATCCCTGATCGCTGGATGCGCTGAGTCTGAAACTGCGATGATTTTCTCCACGCATTGTTCAGACAATTCATCGGGCGTTAGCCCGCGGTTATCTGTTGTATTAACCTGAACTAAAGATTCGGACTGTGGAACACTTAAATCTAGTTTAAACATTACTGCTTCGCCCTTATAACTTTACCTGTACGGTACTCATCCGTTGTTTCTTTCGCTTCGCCCAGCATCTTGATTCCTATAATGGCTTCTTGGAACCTCTGAGTGTACATAGCCATAACATCCTGCTCACCCTTCATGTAAATGTACGCCTCAATAAGAGCGCCATACAAAAGAGCCATTTCAGCGTTTTCACTAAGCCAAGTAGTATTATCCTCTCCATCCAGAGTAATGCTACGAGGACGATAGAAATAATGAAGCTCTGCGGTATACGACTGATCCGGCGTAGGAGCCATTAAGAAATTGTCTACATCAAACTGGCAGTAATACTTCGGCTCTCCTGTAGTTGTTGGATCCGGATTATACGTCTGAACAAAACTCGGATCTTTAAACTCAACAAAGAACTTGTCTCCGTTTGTACCTGTCATGCTTAACGAAAACGGCGCAAGAAAATCCGAGGGAACTTTGATATATTGACCTGACGCACTCGTCAAAGCGGTTGCGTTTTTACGAAACAGGCTAAGTTGCACATTCTTTAAGATGCGCTCTTCAGACAAACGAATAAACAAGGGTATGTTACGAACAAACCCCGTCTCTTCGTATTCAGTGTAATCTTTAATAGCTTGTTTAAGCTGCGCGTATGTAAAACTCATGTTGTCACCACCGTTACTGTTCCAACGGCCCCTTGAGCGACCAGGTTATCTGGAGGACTTAACCCTGGGATATAAGCAAATCCCACTGGATTCCACCCCCACTGCACTGCCCGTTGCTCGGAAAGCTGCGTCTCAGGACGAGGATCTCGTAAGGCTTGGGGATCTGGGTAGGCTTTCGGCGGGTACAACTGTGGATGCTTAGGCTCGAACTCGTCCGGCCCAACCTTGGCCCCCGTCCACTCCACCTTCATCTCACGAAGACGGTAACGGCGACCAGACCGATCAGATATACCCCAAGCATTTTTCCCACTAGCGTATGCCATTACACCCTCAAGTAGCTCAAACTAGGTTGCAGTTTCAAAGGAGTCCGACCCTGATCCTCGTCTGCCGCTCGTTGGAACTCTTCTTCATACACCGACTTCAGCATCTGAACACGCTCCGGCGCTCGTTTCATAGCCATGTAATAAGCTAGCCCTGCAACCATACAAGGGAAAAAACGAAACGGCATATCTGTTGTATCAACCAAAGAATCGGCATCTTCAATCCGACGGACATAATAGTAAATCAACTGATCCGTTGAGTTCTCTGGTACAGCCCAAAGGTTGATCACAGGGTCAATCTGTCTATCCAACCAATACTGACTGGTCCGACCTTGAGTGGTCTTGTTCGGAAGCGTTGCATATTCACCACGGCTAATACGCTCCACCTCAAAGTCCGTACCATCTCGGCGAACCACAACATCAAGAAGATCTACCACATCGTCCAGCAACGTCTCCTGCGCTTGACCTTGGGTAAGGGTGATCGTCCCCTGCTTAACTGTCCACAGGTTTAACCCACGGTTAGCCCAGTCTGCAAACATCAGATTCAAGGACCTACGCGCCG